CCCATAGGAACATCCACTCACCATACTGCCGATCAATCAACTGTCCACCAATCTCTAACTCAGCATACTTAATTAGATTGTAACCTAAATGGAACTGATCATTGTTGTATACTGCGGACTTACGCGCAGGAGACGAAAGATCATAGTGAGGCAATACGACCTCGAGATACGTAGAGTAAAGCAAATCAGCATTACGATTTACAATGCACGACTGTTTAGTACCCCAGTTCGGTTGACCAGTAAAATTGATACGAAAAGCTTCCATAGCGAAGTTCGTATGGCGCTTAAACAGACCCTTCCAGAATGTAATTTGAGGATTTCCGGAGAGATATGCATCTTGAGCGCCCATTGCGACTAATTGCAATAAGCCGCCACCCATGTTTTATTAAATGGCTGCGCCTATTTTTTCTTGAAAACGAATGTATGGATTATATAAATTTCTAACAAAAAGATGAATAGGTATCAAAATGGTAAGATTTATAAAATTATCGCTCCAGATGACACATTTTACGTCGGTAGTACAATTCAATCTTTAAATGAACGGTTTGGAGGTCATAAATATTCTTTTAAATCTGTAGAGAGTGGTAAGAATATACGTGGGACTGCTGTATTTGAATTATTTGAAAAATATGGAGTCGATGTATGCAGAATTGAACTGATTGAAGAATATCCATGCGATTCAAAAAGAGACCTTGAACGGCGTGAAGGCGAAATAATTAAAAATACAAAATGCATAAATAAAGTAGTTGCTGGTAGAACGTCTGAAGAGTATAGGTTAGATAACTCTGAAAAATTAAAAAATAAATTTAAACAGTTTTATGAAAACAATAAGGAACGTGAGCTTGAAAGAATTAGACAATACTATATTGACAACACTGATAAAGTTAAAGATAGAGCTAAAGAATATGCAAAATTAAATAAAGAACGTATAGCCGAGTATAAAAGGGAGTGGAGATTAGAAAATAAAGAACTAGTCAATGAACAGAAACGTCGTTGGCGAGAAATTAATAAAGATAAAATTAATCAGCGAAAGAGGGAACTTCGTGCACAAAAACTAACTAACAACGAGGGCGGCGGCGACGAGTTTTCTTAGGTGCAGACTTCTTATAGGTCTTCTTGGCCTCCTTGATGACACATTTTAGGCCGTCACCCTTTTTGTACTTTCCAGACGACTTCATCGTACTCATAGTAGCTTTGACATGTGTAAGCCAAGCGTTTGCCATGTTTATATTTCTAACGCAGATTAAAAAAGATTTTTGCTACTTAGCTATCTTGAATAGAAGACCACGTAGTCCACGAACTACTTCATCTGGAATTCTCTTATTCATAGGTATTCCTAATAAACAACAATAATGGAAATACAAACAATATACACCGCATTCACTATCTTGGTATTGATCGCGTGTACCATTATATGTTAGTTTCATAGGAGGTTGAAGACCAGTTGCATCCCATTGTTTTTTCCAACGACGCATTAAGACTTGAATTTGTGGTTCAGGTTTTTGTGCATATGAATCGAAATATGTCATACGAGGATGTTCTAAATCTGGACGAATATCACAAAACGTAGCAATCCAATGTTGTCCAGGACCAGAATTTACATCAGTATTAAAAATAATACCAATTTTATAAAATCCTTTATCATACAATGATTTAATATTCATTGAACAAAGTGTACCTACTATACATTCTCCAGTACTTTGATGTTTATCAAAATCAATAGGAAATGTACCAACAAATTTATATTCAGCAAAAATCTTTTCAAAACGCTTTTCAAGATCATCAATATCATTTGCAGATATCCATTCTTCAGGATTTACATTCCATGATTTTGGTCCAGCTGGACGTTTAAGCATATGTGCCATAATACATTCTGCACGACCACTTTTACATGTATCACGAAGACGTTTTTTTAACGTTGACCATATTTGTTCAGGGGTACCTGCTGGAATTTTATCTGAATGTTCTTCATTATAAACCTTTCGTAAGTTTTCTATTTCTTTCGGGTCTAGATCCATTATTTAAAGCATAGTTTCTTTTGGAAAACGAATAAATTGTTTCAAAAGAGAAAGAGAATAAGAATGGATACATTACAAACACTAAAATCTTACGTTCAGACGTTTCGTAAATTGGATGATGATCTAAAGCAATCGAATGAAAAAGCAAATGAACTAAGGCGTGAGAAGAAAGAGATTGAAGATAAGATGTCTGAGATTTTGGCAATGCCAGCATATAAAGATTTAGTAAAACTTGAACTTTCTGATGATGGAAGTAGTGTACGAATTAATCGTCCACAGGAATGGAAAAAGGGTTGGTCTATGTCAAAAAAAGAACTACAAGAAGGATTGAATGACTATTTCATGTTGATTAGAAATATGAACCATGAGCCAGGATGGCAACCAAATGCTGAAGAGTGTTTTGGAGTATTAGTTGATAAACAGGAGAAGAAAATGATTGCAACAGAATTTGCATTTGATCGTGTAGCATCAAAACCAAAAAAAATGAAGATCTAGAACAATGGAAAGTATTGAAAAAGTATTTAAAAAAGCTCAAGATATGTTTGGAATAGAGACGGAGAATGAAGAACAAACAGTAGAAATACCTCAAAGTGCTCAAGCACCAGCTCCACGGCCTATTCTAATGGAAAATCCTGAAGAAGAACTTTTTCGTATGAAAGCTGCTATACTTACGATTTTAGATATGAATAGATGTCTAGTTACACCCGAAGCAAAAGCAATATTAGATGAAGAGTTTGCAAATCAAAAAATAGAAGATATTAAATACAATATTAATTTTTTAGCAGAATATGGAATTATACCACCAACTCAAGAAGATGTTATGACTGGTGGAAATCCTCTTCCGATAGTTTCTCGCACAGGACGTGCTATAAAACCTAGCCGTGCAGTAATTGAAGGTGCTCTTACAGAACAATTTGTTTTTGAAATAGAAGAAGCAGTAAAAAATGCAAGATTAAATGCACATACATTAGTATTGCCTCAACATTATGGTGATTTAGCTGATTATATACGTGAAGCTGTAGAAGGAATATGTAATAATCGTTCAGCATCGGTAATGCTAAAAGCTTTATTTCCAAAACCTGCAAATATATGGATGGAAAACATGAAAAATAATTGTAGAGATGTTTATGAACCTAGCGGTATTGCCACACAATGTAATAATACTATTGGAAAAGCTAAAGATCCTAAAATACCTGACAATAACATTTGTTATATTTGTGGATTTGGATTTAATGAATTGAGTATAGATGGTGCAACACCTGAAGAAATAGAAGGTCTTAAACCTACATGCGAACATATTTTACCAATTATTCAAGCTATATTCTTTTTAGATCTTTATAGAAGTAGTGAGCAAAAGATACTTACACCTGAAAAAATGAAAGTTTTAAGGTTAGAATATTCATGGGCACATCAGTGTTGTAATTATGTAAAAGGTGATTTTTCATATTTAGTTACAAAATTAGATAAAAACAAATATCCTTCTTGGGATTTTAGTCCGAATAGTACCAACAAAATCTTAAAAGGCATTTATGATACCAAAAAACATGCAGGTTCGAGAATTATACAAGAGAAAATAGGTCCTGATCCGACAGAATGGTTACAAAAGCAAATATATTCAATTGGTGTTGATAAAATCGCTCCAATTCTAAACCACATTGAACAAAGTGGAAATGGAGGAACTGTAGCATTAATTGGTCTTGGAAACTGTTTAGATACGACAAAAATAAGTGAGCACTTTCTTGATATATTAAATAATTTAAAGGCAAATCCGAATTGGCAACCTATTAAAAAGAGGAAGCGTGAAGAAGGAGGTACTCGTCGAAAAAGTGGACTTAAGAAAACAAAACGTCGATCAATATAAATGGCAGCTGTATTAGCAAGAGTTGCTGGACCACAAATATTAAAAAGAGAATTACCTATGTTAATAAATCAATATTTACCAATGATGCTAGATAATGCAGATAGTTTACCATTCGATGATACTATGACAAAATTAATTAATTCAATTAAAGAAAATTATACTGAA